ATCGGAGCAATTTCAGGCGGCGGGGGCGGCTCAGAAGGGGCTTGCGGAGCCATAGCCACAACAATCGGGGCCGCTGTCGGTGGGGGCGGCAGATCTACAACTGGAGGAGCCACAACAATCTGAACGGGAGGCGCAGCCGCTATAACGTCATTCTGTACGATCTGGTCTAGTATTTGCTGCTCAACAACCTGCTCATGCGTAAAAGTTAACGCAGGGTCAGAAAACTTGGGACCAAAAAATCCTGAGTGAAACCCCGCGTCTATTCCGAACAGAGAGAAGCTCCCTGTCAAAACTCCAAAGCTGTTCGCTGTTATCGAGTCCGAGAACGAAAACAGTCTCTCCCCAGTAAAATCTAATTCCACCTCGTGGGTGAATTTTTTCGCGACGGATTCCCCATCTAAAAGCGTCACTCCCAACGTAAAAAGATCTCGGCAGTCCCCCGCTTGCGTAGTGGTAACGCACGTCGCAAGAGTGGAATTAGATTGGTGGCTATCCACCGTTACAGAACTGTTGAGATCAAACCCCCTGCGGATTTCAGCCTCGGTTAACGGGACGCTGAATGTGCTGGTATAGGTGCCGCCGCCAGCCGTTGCGTTACCTGTGCAGAACTGCCCGGACGTACATCCAGATACTGTACTCGAAGTTGTTGAGCCGCTTGTCGTGAACGTAGACAGATTTGGGAGGACGTTTGTCGTTGTCTCCGTTTCTGCCAAAGCAGAAGAAGACATGAGAACAAGGATAACCAGCCAACGCATTAGTCGGACCACTCGTTGTCAATATACTGATTAGTCTGCTCGCTTGAACTCTCTTCTAAAGCCGCATTCGCAATCCGCGCAACCTTCTTGGCCTTCTTAGCTTCTATACGAATGATAGAGCCTTCCGGTGACTTGTCAGGGTTCTTCAACCACTCGTCACGGGCAGCATTGCCTATCTTACCCATAAAAGGACACGGGCTACCCGCCATCCAGAGGCCGTTGAATACACGAACCTCCTGGCAAAGGATGCTTATCCCGGCCACCTTCAATCCCATACCAAACACAGATCGCGCCAGCTTAATCCGCTCGCAGTTCAGATCGCGAATTGTCGTGCCGCCAGACACACCAAAAAGTCCAGTTTGCAACGCACCACTGGTCCCGGTCTGACAGATGTCGTTATTGTTAACAACGATTGATGGAGAGGAAGCGGTTGGGGGCATCTTGTCCACCACCGTAGAACTGGAAACAGTGGCACTTGTTACAGTGTCTACGGCATAAACAGGAAAGGCGGAAAGAACTAACGCAACCGCGATTAGTCCAACCCGCCTAAGCATAGCTAAATAACGCCTTTTTCCTTCAGCAGGAAACCAACTGCGCCACCGACGATACCAACCATAATAACAACAGGCTGGCTTACAAGAACGCCAATACCAACAACCGCGCCACCTGCCGCTGCGTAACTCGAAGGCTCTTTCATACGACTAAGAATCCAATTCATGGATAACTCCTAATAATAGTTTCTTACGTGAAGAATCGAAGTAGATTCCTCGTCTTCGTCATCCGTGTCAAGACGAACAAAACCCCCCTTACGGTATCTAATGAGTGCCATAGACATGCTGTCGCAGTAATCATCATGGTCCCCATTCGGGAATGCAGCGCACTCGTCAATCACCTCTTCCGAAAAACGCTTCTCAGGAGCCCATACCCTCCCAGACTCAAACATCGGCGCCACCATATGCATCCGCGTATGCTTATCATTGCCCCTGGACGGTGTATAATTCACAACCGGAATACCCATCGTCCGCAACTCGTCCGTGAGCGGTGTTCCTGTAGCCTTCGCCTCAATCAACACCATGTCGGGCTCCCAGTAATTATACTCCTCAAAAGCCTTGGCCTTCAATTCAGGGAAATCCCAGCGGCCACGCTTCGCATCCATCAGGATAATGTTGTCCGGACCACCGTCCGTGGGCTTGAAAACACCCCAAGTCGTAATAGCAGAGTAATCCGCCGTCTCCTTCTTACTAAACGCCGTGTCATACGACTGCATTACATAACTAATATCAGGAATGTCCTCCTTCTCCCACTTGTTCCACCACTCCTTCTTGATAATAGCCCCCTCTTCAGCAACAGGGTTCTGCTGCCACTGTGCATTCCACTTGCCCAAAGACAACGAAGCCTTGACCCTTAACAACTCCTCCTTCTTCCAGAACTCAGGCCATAACAAGTTGCCACTGGGCAATATCGCCGGAAACTCCACAATGTCCCACTGATCAGACATCACATCAGACGCCTGAGCCTTAATCAACTTTCCAGTAAGATCCTTCAAAGACCACCGCGTCATAACAACAACTATCGAACCACCCGGCTGTAACCGCTGACGAGGTCCAGACGTATACCACTCATACGCATTCTCCATCGCCGTCTCAGATAACGCATCCTGCTCCGAATGAGGATCATCAATAATCAACAAATCAGCACCACGGCCCGTAATCGCACCACCAACACCCGCAGCGTAATACTCACCACCCTGATCCGTCTCCCAACGACCAGCAGCCTTCGAATCAACCCGTAACTCAACCTCGGGAAATATCTGCTTGTAAATATCCAACTCCATAAGGTTCCTCACCTTACGTCCAAACCGTACCGCCAACTCAGCCGTATGTGTCGTCTGAATGATCTTCAACTTCGGATTCTTGCCTATCAACCACGCCGGCAATAAATAACTCGCAAACTCGCTCTTGGTATGACGAGGCGGCATGTTGACAATGATCCGTGAACCAGGGTTCGTGGCCAACTTTTCAAACTTCTTCGCTACCTGCTTGTGATGAGAACCCTCAATGAAACCCTCGTACACATGCTTCGCAAAAACCATGAAGTCATCCTGAGCTCTCTCCCGTACAGAAAGAGTCTTCTTCGCCTGCTCCAAAGCAAATACTTCACGAAGAACATCATCAGATGCATTCAGCATTTAAATCTCCAGTTAACCCAAATGAAATTATATATGAAAAAAATTGTGTCGCATATTGTTTCAAAATGAAGGTGGGGGGTATGGGAAATGGTGGGAGTACCAGGGTCCAATGATAATTAGGAGGTATTATAGATTTCTAACTCTATCCTACGCCTCGCTCCGCTCGGAGGGCGGCGCGCCCGACGTGGGCGGGCGGTCGGCGGTCGGGCGGAGGTCAATCGGCCTCCGCCCTAAGTACCTAGCCCGACGCTACCAGTTTGTGAGCCGCTCGCCATCGTGCAATTGCCCGATGCATATCTTGCGCTTGCGATGGCGTGCGAGGCCGCAAGTCAAATCATCCAACACGCGAGACAAGGCCTTAACATCGGCATCGCTCATTTCGAAAAGATGGTTGGCGGTTTTGTTGCGAGACGCGTGCGAGGTCGAGGCGTACCATTTCAGAAACTCTGCGGAATTCATTTGTCTTCCTCTAGTTTGTTTGCCCACAAGATGACCAGATTCGCATACTTGTCTTTGTCTTCGTCCGTTGTGGCCATCCAATGTTGGCGCGTGTAGTACGTGATCTGCTGGCGGATGATCGTTCGTGCTTCGAAATGCATTGTCTTTCTCTCTTTCTAAGTAATGGGCGCGGTCACCATGACCGCGCCCTAGTGGTTACCTTGGCGAAACGTTGAACTTCTCACCATGATTTTCTTCTACATGATACTCGGCGCGAAAACTTGGCGTAATTGTAACAATGTGGTCGGCGTTATGGGCTTCACCATGTTTGGCGACCACGGACTTCAAAGCAGCGCGAGCAGCAACCTGCTTCTTCTCCATCTGACGCAGGTTGCTGCGCATGTCTGAAACTTGCTTGTTAATGGCGACCAACTCCGCTACGTCGTTTGCTTCGCTGTTTGTGAACTTTCTCATATGCTTTCTTTCTTTCTGTTTGTTGCGAGGTAACTTCTAGAAGTTACCATGCATTCCCATGATACCGCAACCCATAAAATGCATTTAATTGAAATTAATTTTAGGCCTAGCGGAGTCGGAGTCGGAGTCGGAGTCGGAGTCGGAGCTCGGAGTCGGAGTCGGAGCTCAAGATCAAGCCTGGCCGGCAATGTTATCCTGGTACTACTACACCAGGCGCGGCGGCCTGGTGCCGGCGCCTGGCCTCGAGCCCGACCCGACCCGACCCGACCCGACCCGACCC